GCTGTCCGTGAAGCCCACAAGATGGCTGGAGGGAAGAAGCGATGAAAGACAGGCGTGTCCTTCGAGGAAGGATCCCTACCATTCAATACGGAGGCTTGACTAACCTCGTTGTTGATGACGGCAACTTCAACGATGCTTGGAGAGTTACCAAGTTTTACATCTCGATCCCAGCGGTTCACGATCCTTCCCTCGGTTCTTTTGATTCATGTGCGGTTCTCGCAACTCATGAAAATGCAATTCCAAACCCGTCCCTATCCACCGTGATTCATTGGGACTGGGCAGACCGTCGCCAGTTTGCTTGGACTTCTATCGAACTCAACGGCGACACAACGATCGGTGCTTGGTCTGAAGGAGTCATTGATCCTCAACACATCATCGTCCGAGATTTGTGGATTGGAATTACTGCCGCCTTCGCAACATCAACGAGGGACTTCAACTACATGATCGAACTCGAGAGAGTTACGCTCTCAGACAACCAAGCCGTGATGGCGCTCGTTCAGGAGGTCGCACAAGATGTCAATTGAAACTGAAACCGAAACTGAAAATGCAGCTGCACCAAATCGAACTCAACGTTTCGCCACTTGGCTGATGGAACGTGAGGAACGACGTCAAGAAAAGGAGTCAAACCTCGAAGGACTTGTTCGGTTGAACGTCCTCGTTTCGTTTCTTACTCTCGGCCTTGTCGGTGGTTTCGAAACTGTTCAACTTGCTCTCTCAATGATTCCTTATTTGTGAGTGTCACAGATCCACAAGTCCGGCAGAAACAGCCGTTCCTTCCGCGCTCGACATTCAAAGAACGCGAGGATTGGATCCCTGGACAACCACGGGTTCTCAACTTCCGCTTCGAAGCCGCACATCGCGCATCGAACTTTCATTCGTCTTCATCCCTCATGTGCTTTCCAATCCATCGATGGGTGCATTGAGCGCTACAGAACTCTAACGAATGCGTGTAATGCGTCGTTTCAATTGTGAGTTCAATAAAAACAGCCGAGTTCTCAAACGGGAGGCCGCATTGGTCGCAACTTCCATGACTCATTCTTCCACCAACCACCAAATGTCTTCAAACAAAGCATCGACTTTGCGCATTTCTTTTTCTTCGATCAAGAACTTCAACCGTCGAAGTGATTCACGAGCACGATCCAACTGTCGAAGTTTGGCGTTCAACGCCATCTCCCGATCTGGGTCGGCTTGATCGATGGCGTTTCGTATCTTTTCCGAGACCGAATCGCCCTCGATATTGTCCAATTTTCGCCAAGTTTCGTCTGAAATCCATGTGGTGTGTTGTCTCCCCATGCTATCTCCGACATAGTAGGTAGGTTATAAAACCTACGGAAATCGACGGAAACCCCAAACCCCCTGTAGGTGTGTGTATGTCGGTGTAGGCGACAGCCTGTCGGCCCCCCATGTTAGCCCCTGCGGGGGTCGCCGTATTTAGGCGCGATGGCGCTTTGTCGTCGAATAGGGAAGATTAGGTGCTGTTTATGTAGCGTGGCGCGTTTAGCCACCCTCATGGCTGAGTCCTTCTTTATCCGACAGACCTTGAACATTGGAAACACAAACACCTTCACTGAGCGGGCCGTAGATCTCGGTTCGTATGTGGATGCCTTGAATCAGAGCGTCCTCAAGGTCCACCGTGTGGATGTGGCCTTTACCGACAACACCGGACGCTCTCTTTCGATGGCCGCTGCAGACACGGCCGCCGTGGCTCAATTCCAACTCACTACGCAAACCCAAAGCGACATCGTGCTTCCCGCCGATCGCAGCGTTGTCGCTGCAGGTAAGATCGAAGCATACACGCCCTCGATTGCAACTTCTCCTCTGGCGGCGTCGTCCTCGAACTCGTTTGACATTGCACCGCAACAATACACAAACGGCTACTTGGTCGCCACTGAATCCCTCTACTTGGGCGGCGTCGCCAACACGGGCTTTGCAGGCAACGTCTACTGCTCAATCGTTATCGAAGCCACCGTTGAGAAGATGAGCCAAGCAAAAGCCATGAGCCTCGCGTTGAGCCAACAATGAGGTGGCTCACTTGTGTGCTACCTGCAACATTTTGCGTCAATTGCTAATTGACCGAGGAATGTCCCCTTCGCTGGCGATGTCCATAGGGAATGAAGTCGGCGAGGCTGTCGAAATCAACGCCCCGATCGTGGCGACGAAAGCCAAGCGCAAAGTTTCCGCGTACAACCGGAAATACAAGGCCGCCTTCAGGAAGATCGCCCCTCGATACAAACTGAAGAGCGGGAAGTGGAAAGCAGGCGGGTTCAAGCGTGCTGTCCGTGAAGCCCACAAGATGGCTGGAGGGAAGAAGCGATGAAAGACAGGCGTGTCCTTCGAGGAAGGATCCCTACCATTCAATACGGAGGCTTGACTAACCTCGTTGTTGATGACG